AAAGGCGCCTAGTTTTAATGGCGAGCAGTTATTCAGAATTTCCAATAAAACAAAGACCGATACGCATATAAGTGTTACAGCAGAACCGATATTCATGGACGCTCGAAATGACTGTTTTTTGAAAGATGTCAGGCCTACAGGGAAAAACGGGCAGGATGCTCTTAATATAATGTGCGCCCATAATCCTAAATACTCAGGGAAATCCGATATAACAAAAGCGTGCACATCATATTATGAAACCCAAAATCTAATAGAAGCGATTAATGGCGATAATGCTAATTCTTTTATTAACCGGTGGGGAGGAGAAATCCTATTCGACAATTACATGGTAATAATCAATGACCGTGTGGGTGGCGATTATGGAGTCAATATTTTATATGGAAAGAACATTATAAAGGATGGTATTTCCGAAGAAGTAGATATGGATGTAATTACAAGAATTGTGCCCAAATCATTTAACGGATACATGCTGCAGGGTGAAACACCCTGGGTAGATTCACCTATTATTTCAAATTATCCTGTGGTCCACACAAAAGTAATAAAATATGAGGATATAAAACTTCGTGCCGATGCGAATGAAAATGACGAAGAGAATGGAGTAACCATAGTCGATACTATGGAAGAACTTCAGGCTGAGTTGGTTCGCCGATGCAATGAAGAATTTACAATAAAAGGCGTTGATAAACCAAAGGTCAATATTTCAGTCAAGATTCTTCTACTACAAAATACAGAGGCATATAAGGAGTATGAAGAACTTGAACATGTTTCACTTGGGGATACAGTGCATCTTGAACATTCAAGACTGGGGATTGTAACTGATGCTAGAGTAATTGAACTGGAATATGATTGCATAAGAGAGATAATCTCTTCGGTAGATATTGGCGAATTTACATACAATTATTTTAATGACATTTCGTCAACGCTTGACAGAGTGGATAAGATTATCCGCCCGGATGGTTCCTTAATGGCAGAAAAAGTACAGGGTATATTGGATGGCGTATATACTCAACTACGGCTGCAGAGCACTGTTGCAAAAAAAGTAAACGGCAGAGCTTTTGAGATATCTGACCTGGACCCAGAATCAGAATTATACGGATGTATGATATTCGGCAGCCAGGGATTGCAGATCGCCACGGAGCGTACCGCAGACGGTAGAGATTGGAACTGGCGGACAGCTATAACCGCAAAAGGAGTCGTTGCAGATGCTATCATATCCGGTCTGTTATCTGATGAAACAGGTCGCAATTACTGGAACCTGGATACTGGAGAGTTTAGGCTTTCTTCCGAAGCTTTTCTCGTAGATGATGATAATATAGAGGAATATGTCAATAAAAAGCTTGAGACTGTGCGAAACATAACGATGATACTCGGAAACGAATATCAGGGCATCCCCACGGACTATCAGGGAAACTATGCCGCTTTCCCAATTGTCCAAACAACTGTCCAGGTATTATACGGGCAGATTGATGTAACTGCATTATGCCAATATACAATACAGAGATCCGCAGGAGTAACAGGATCCTGGGATAACACCACAAAGATATATACGGTGACAGCTCTAACGGCAGACACCGGATGGGTGGATATCACAGCGGCGTATCTGGGGTTGTTTACCGTCACGAAACGGTTCAATATGGCAAAACAGAGAGGTGGAGAACCGGGAGCACAAGGGATCCCGGGGAAAGACGGTGGTAATGGCACGGATGGAAGAACAAGCTACTTCCATGTGATGTATGCTCCAAATGACAATCCTGCATCGTCACAGATGTCGAAGGAACCAAATTCGTATATTGGAACATATGTTGATTTTATAGAAACAGATTCCAGGGACCCGTTAGCATATAGCTGGGTGAAGATAGAGGGTGCTGACGGAAAAGATGGCACAAACGGAATCCCGGGCACAAATGGCATTGACGGGAAGACTTCGTACCTCCATATTAAGTATTCTGATGACGGAAGCACGTTTACTGCCAATAATGGAGAAACGCCAGGCAAATGGATAGGGCAGTATGTAGATTTCGTCCAGACCGACAGTTTGGCGTTCTCTGATTATGTCTGGACTAAAATACAGGGGCCCCAGGGTATTCAGGGCCTGAAAGGAGCAGATGGAAAACAGTATTACACATGGCTGAAATACGCAGACACCCCAACAAGCGGCATGAGTGATGACCCGGCAGATAAAGCATATATTGGTCTTGCTTATAACAAAGAGACTGCAACAGAAAGCAGCAATTACTCTGACTACACATGGTCGAAAATAAAAGGTGAAAAAGGTGATACCGGAGTCGCAGGGCAAAATGGTGCGGATGGAAAGCAGTTATATACATGGGTAAAATATGCAACCTCTGCATCTGGCACAAATATGTCAGATGACCCATCAGGGAAAACCTATATAGGATTGGCTTATAACAAAACCACAGCAGCAGAAAGCACGGATGCGTCAGATTATACCTGGTCTCTTATCAAGGGGGATAAAGGAGATACAGGAGCTGCCGGCCGCACATATTTTATGGAGGCATCCACCTTGGTAGCAAAACGCAGCCAGGATAATTCGATTGCACCAAACTACATTACTCTGAGCGCCTATTACCGCGACGGGACCGGCACAGCCAGAACAGGATATGCGGGACGGTTTAAGATTGAAGAATCGTTGGATGGAGCAACATGGACAACTGTATATACATCCAGTGCGGATGAACCCAGTATCACTCACAGCCTGTATTCTGCCCTTGCAACTTCTGCAGGAGGGGTAATATCTACAGCAAGTGGAAAAGCCATTGGGATCCCAAGGGATGTTGTAGCTCTGCGTTGCACTTTATACGCCGCAGGCGGCACAACACAGATGCTGGATATGCAGAGCATTGCAGTTGTGGTCGATGTGGATGCACTGACGCACGAGGATATCTTTAGCCTGCTCACAAAAAATGGGGCATTGCAGGGGATTTATATGTCCGGCGGCCAGCTGTACATTAATGGAACGTACATGCGGATCGGTAAAATTGCATCGAAAAATGGTAGGGTTTATTTTGACTTGGACAATAACGTACTGGCCTGCAGTAAGATGGTAAGCGCAGACACAGGGCAGAGCATACAGACAGTTGCGGATGTAGGATATCCAGCAGGGACTTCTTCGTCGAGTGGTTCGAGGTTAAGAGTATATCCACAGGGATATGAAGGTTCTGCGATCCAGATACATGCAGATACATCAAATAAGGGATATATAGAGGGGCCTTCAGAAAGAATGGATATAAAATGCGCAGATACAAAAACTGTTATAAATATGTATCCTACATACATGAAGCTTTCGGCTTATCCGGAGCCAGGATCGAGTTCTGCGAAATACGCTCAAGCTGTATTATACTCAGACGGAAGCAGTTACGATACGGGGCACGTTGAGATCAAACCGCGCCTGGATGTAAAAGGCCCACTAAAAGTCACAGGTACCTTTACAGCGTCAGGAACAAAAAGCAGGATTGTGGAAACTGAAAATTATTCCCGGAGGCTGCAATACTGCTATGAGATGGCGACCCCGATGTTTGGAGATTTGGGCGAGGGAGTAACAGATGAAAATGGGGAGTGCTGTGTTTCCCTGGACGATGTGTTTGCAGAGACCGTAGCAACAGGCATTGAGTACCAGGTGTTTCTGCAAAAAGAAGGACCGGGAGATATTTGGGTTGGAGAGAAGTATCCTTCCTATTTTACTGTCCGTGGTACAGAAAACATAAAATTTGCCTGGGAGATCAAGGTGAAACAAAAAGATTTTGAATGCATGCGTCTGGAGAATGCTGACTTTGAAGAAGAAAATGTAGAAGCAATTTTCGGTGTTTATGAGGAAGAATACGCTGCGGAAGTTACACAAATAATCGAAGAACAGGAGGGCTTGCTTTATGAAACGACTTAGTAGTTTTATGGTCATGAACATTGAGGGGAGTGACAGGATATCCTACACTTACAACGAGGTAGATAAAGACACTGGAGAACCCATCAGTGATAACAATAAGAAAAGCTTTTACGCCGTAGACCAAACTTTATCGGAGCATATCAATGCGATCCGGGAATATATCCAGAAAAACAAACTGGGAGCTGATTGATATGGAAGTAAATACACCAATGACACCTGAAATGGAACTCGAAGAAGCAACTGCGTTAGCGGATGACGATTATATAAGGACTCTGAGTAAGGATTCAGAAAAAATAAAGTGGTCTGTGATAAAGGAACTGATAAAAGATGAGCTGGGAGGTTTTACGATCCAAGGGGGCAGGGTGAGTATTGTTCCGGTAGCCAACAAACCCACAATGGCGCATGTGGATTTTCCGAAACCATTTAAAAGCCAGCCATATGTCACAGTCACTCCGGTTACGTCCGTCCCAGGCACAAATGTCCTGGGCGTTGGCGCCTCTAATAATACAAAATCTGGATTTGACGCATACGTCACGAGAACGAATACGACAGAAACAATATTGGTATGGATTGCTATAGGCACTTAACGTGGACGCAAATATTTTGGGAGGTAATACATGAAAGCGGTAAAAAAGATTGAAATTAGTGTCCTGCATAAAAGGATCACTCCTATCGTTTACGCAATGCAGGGAGATACTGGAAGGGAAATAGAGTGTACAGTAATTGACTGGGAAATACCAGAAGGTGTATCAGCACGCGTATGGGTGGTTAAGCCGTCAAAAAAGGTTGTGTATAATGACTGTCGGATTGTGGATAAAGCTGTATTCGTACCTTTAACTAATCAGACACTTGCGGAGTTTGGAAGTGCTATATGTATGATAGAGTTTGTGAGTGGTGAGGATGTAGTATCCTCATTTTCTTTTAATCTCTATGTATATAAAAGTGTAAGCGGTGATGGAATACCCAGTGAAAATGAATCAACGGTACTGGAAGGAATGTTTGAGGAACTGGCTCAGGATGCAATCAAAACGCTTGAAGCAGCAAAAGCAGAAGCAGCGGCGGCTAAGAAATCAGCCCAGAACGCTGAGAAGATAAAGAACGATTTTACGTTGACCGCACAGCAAGCCGTAGCCGACGTAAACAACGCAGGTCAATCACAGACACAGCGCGTAAATGAGGCCGGAGACACCCAGGTATCCCGCATCCAGGCGGAGGGCACCACCCAGGTAAAAAACGTCCAGGCAGCCGCCGCAGAAATATCCTCAGACCGTGAGCAGATCCACACCAACCGGGATAACACCGCACAGCTCCAGCGTACCACGGCAAGCGCTATCATCCGGGAGGCGGCGGGGAGCTGGATTACACTGGAGGATGCGGTGGAAGGCAAAGGATACCGCAAGCTGGATGTGCAGGGGATGACGGTGCAGGATGGGGTTCCGGAGCCGGAAGCAGAAGCGCCGCTGAAAAATGTAGGGGTACTGAACCCGAAGACCGGTAAGTATGAGGTGAAGGTGACATCGTGTAAAAACAACCTGCTTGATATGACCGGAGCAAAAGGCGGTACCGCTGCGGGAATAACTACAGTCGTAAACCCAGATGGTACATTAACCAGTAATGGCACTGGTACAGGTGCGCCAGTCGCTGTATGGTTGTTAGGCAAGTATACAGCAGATATTACAGGCGATAATGTATTAATGGTGCTCCAAGCCGGTAAAACATACTATATATCAGATATAGTATTGTTTATGGGCACAGAATATCCGGCACAATACAAATTTTTTGTTGACCCGGAAAAATATCCCGAAGGTTTTAAGGTCACAGGAGTACGCCATGCCCAAATAGACTCCGGAACGGTGCTGACAAATAAAGTCTATTATCCCCGTGTAATACTGGGAGACAAAAACACCGGCTGGGAACCCTACAAAGGCCGCACAGCCACCGTAACCTCAGACCGTCCGCTTACACAGTGGGACAAGCTTACATGCAGGGATGGCGTGTGGGGATGCTTATACGACATAGGCAAAGACACAGAGACATGGACGCCCCTCACTCCCCAGGAGCAATCCGCCATGAATGCCCTGTGCAGTTATGCCGGTACCACCCACATCTGGACAGATGACCCGCTACAGCCTGTTATCTCCCTGGAGTACACCGTGGACACAGAGACATACATCCGGGAGACATTAGGAGGGTTAAGGCTCTCTATAAATCCCAATGATATGGGACTGGACATTAATTATTAAGAAGGAGGTAGATACTATGAGTACAATTAACATTCCCCGCGAATCGACCATGCAGGAGATAGCTCAGGCGCTCAATCTCATTGCTATATCGGTCACGGGGCAGACACCGGAAGTAAGTACGTGGGCATCTGTACAGCGCATAGTTCGGAGTGGATTTGGGAAAAAAGCATTTCCTGTCGGGTCGCAATTGAGGGTGCAGCATGAAACATACGGAGAGATAATCTGGGATGTAGTAGCCCACGATTATGACAAGGACCCAAATGGTAGGATGGAACACAGTATGACTCTACTGAGCCATGATTGTGTCATCAACTCAATCCAGTTTGATAATACAGAGGCACTTTATAAAGCAGAAACAACGATGGCGGCAGGAACCTATCATTTTACGCTACTGGCAGGATACGATACCAGTTATGGAGGTGGTAAGACGCTACAGTTTACGCTTACAAAAGCCGTGCCTGCGGGCGGGGGGGTTATGTTTCCGTGGTCGTATAATACGCAGTCAACAGCCACAAAGATAAGTACATATGAGACGCAAGTAAGCACTACAGCTCTGGAGACGGTGACGGTCACAGAGGGCACCGGGGGAACGGATCTAGGAACCGCAGACGGAAAAGGAGCACTCAACCACACGCACCGCATCCGGTACGGTTCCAGTAACTGGAAGGAGTCAGCACTGAGACAGATGCTGAACAGCGATAAGGCAGTAGGAACATTTTGGACACCGCAGACAAAATATGATAGGCCGCCAACGTGGAACGCTTCAATAGCTGGATTTATGGCTGGACTGCCGGCAGACTTCCTGGAAGTGGTTGGAATCTGTTCGCACGTAACGAAGTCCAACGGCATCCACGAGGAGGCGGATGAGTTGAACAGTTCCTATGAAACACAGGACAGATTCTGGCTGGCATCATACTCAGAGGTGTTCGGAGGCATGGAGAACAATGTGGCAGACGGAACACAGTACCCATATTACAGCGGAGCACTGGCCGCTGACAGAATCAAATACAATAGCAGCGGAGCTGCTAGGTTCTGGTGGTTGCGGTCTCCGAACCCCTGGGTCACTTACTCTGTGCGCCTTGTGCGCCCTGACGGTTCTGTGGGCAGCGACTATGCGCACAGTTCCCTCGGTGCGGCGGTGGCTTGTGCAATCTACTAATTATCAAAATAAGATAGGAGGAAAGATATGGGAATAATGGTGACAGAAAGTGAAAGATTGGCGAAAATGCAGAAATTATATGAAACCACAAAGGCAGAGCAGTCCGATGTACAACAGACAGCTTATGAAACAGCAGTTAGCGAAAAAGATGTGGAAGCGGCGGCGGAAACAGCAAGGAAAATCAGAGACAAAATGTTGGCAGAGAGCGACAAAGAAGTTGTGCTTGACAGACTGGGCTTACAGGTGCCAGCCGGAAAGACATTTACTGTATGGTTAGATTTTTTAACCACACTGGGGCAAGCCTTAAATGGTGAATGGACGCGATACCGGGAGGCATTAAGAGATATACCAGAGCAGGATGGCTTCCCATTTGAGATTAAGTGGCCTGTCAAACCAAGCAAAACCCTAGTGCTGGAACCGGTTGAACCAGAGCCTACCCCAGACCCAGTAGACCCGCCGGTTGCCCCGCCGGTTGACCCGCCGATTGACCCGCCGGTTGACCCGCCGGTTGACCCGGTAGAGTAACCGCATATGGCAGAGATAAGAGCAGGACCGGAGACGGTCTTATTTTATTGTAGAAATTAATAAGGAGAAATGCGAATGGAAACAATCATTTCAGCCTGCATCTCTGCAGGTGTAACACTGCTTGTCTGCCTGATCAGCAATCGTGGTCAGCAGGAAAAGACCAGAGCTCTGCTGGAGTATAAACTGGAGGAGCTCACAAAACGGGTAGATAAGCATAATAATGTAATAGAGCGTACATATGAGCTGGAACAGAAGCTGTGTGTGCAAGAAGAACAGATGAAGGTCGCAAATCATAGGATTGAAGACCTGGAGAAGAAAGGAAGATGATTATGGATCAGATTATGAATTATGTAAAACCAGAACTGCTGGTGTTGGCCGTGGTGCTTTATTTTGTAGGTGTGGGCATGAAGAAGACAGAGGCAATTGCAGATAAGTATATCCCGATATCTCTTGGAGGACTGGGAATCCTGCTGTGCGGTATTTGGGTGGTTGCCACCTGCCCATTGAGCGGGATGCAGGAAATCGCAATGGCAGTGTTTACAGCGATTGTCCAGGGCATACTGGTGGCTGGATTATCGACCTACGTCAACCAGGTAATTAAGCAGCATAACAAAGAGGAGTAGAGGGCGAGTGATCGCTCTCTTTTTGCGCCGGCGCAACTGCCGGGGAAAGGAGTAACACATGACAAAGACAGAGGCTATCAATAAGATGATTCAGATTGCAAAAGCAGAGGTTGGTTATCTGGAAAAACATAGCAATAGCAGTCTGGACAATAAGACCGCAAACGCCGGGGATAACAACTACACAAAATACTGGCGTGACATTATGCCATCTTACCAGGGTCAGCCTTGGTGTGCCGCATTTGTGTCCTGGGTATTGATGCAGGCGTTTGGGCAGGCCAACGCCAAAAAGCTGTTGAA